AGTGGCCCGCCTCGACGCTGCCATCGGGTGGGCTGATGCTGGAGACGCGGGCCTCCGAGCCGATGTGGCTGAGGGCCATGTTGCAGATTTGAACGACTGAGGCCATGGGGGTTCTCCAATGGGGGCGAGTGTAGAAGGCGTCCCCTGCCCCACGGACACGTCAGCGTCGACGCCGACGCCGTAGAAACACCACCAGCCCGCCGCTGACAACGACGGGCGGGGTGCCCGATCCTTTGAACAGCAGCAGCAACATGGGTCAGGGCAGCGTCAGCAGTTGGTTCAGCGTGGCCTGGGTTTCGGCCGCCTTGGCGTCGATGTCGGCGACCTGCTCGACGTCCCCCAGCCGCTCGGCGCTGGTGCGCAGCGATGACAGTTGCACCAACTGCGCCCGGCACATCGCGATCAGGCTGGAGATGTTCATGTTCATATCACCATTTGCCGAAGCATCACTGTGGAGGTGTTCAGGATCATGTAGACGTAGTTGATGTCGACCGCGCCGTCGTGGTAGGTGACATCAAACGCGGTATCGCCCAGCACGGCCGCGCCCTGGGTGTAGGTCATGGTGCCAAAGCCGTCTTGCTCATGAGTCGGCACGTTGAACCGGAACCAGCGCCCGGTGGCGTCTTTCTGGCTATAGATGTAGTTCCCCGTGTAGACGTGCTTGGTGCCGGTGGTGAAGGTCTCCACCGCAGGGGCGTAGGTGATGGCGGCCCAGGTGTTGAGCGCGATGTCGTAGCGGTCCAACAGGGCGCCCGCGCTGCCCCGGAAGCTGTAGATGTAGCGGCCCTGCTTGATGTCGTTTTCGACGTTCCAGTCGGCCGCGGTGGTGCCCCACACCCAGTGCGCCGACAGGCCGGTGCCCGGCGCCCCGCCCCGCGCCACACCGGGGGTGAGCGTGGTCCAGGTGCCGGCGCTGATCGAGTAGCGGAACAGGGTCACGGCGCCGCTGCCCATGTAGTAAATGTAGTCGTCGTTGCCCTCGATGGCATAGACGCTGGTGGCGTCCGGCGTGGTGGTCCAGGTCGGCACCGTCAGCGTGGTGGCGGTGTTGCTGGTGATGCTGCGCACCTGGCCGGCGCCTGTGCCTGCGGTGATGCGAACCTGCGAGTTGGCCCACTGGTTGACCGTCCAGGCCTTGCCGCTGTTGACCAGCGTGGTGGCGGTGGCGCTGGTGGCGGTGCCGGTGGCAAAGGCAACGAAGCCCTCGTCCAGCCAAGAGGGTGTCGCCACCAAACGGCCATCGGTGCCGATGACGGCCGCAGGCGCAATGCCGTCGGTGGCGCCGGTTTCAGCCGCCGCCCAGGTGTTGGTGGCGAGATCGTAGAACCGGAACACGTTGGCGGTGGTGGTGCCGGCGGCCGTGATGGCGTTCAGCACATAGAACCGGGGCGTCATCAGCCGGTAGGTGCTGGCAACGGTGAAGGCGCTGGCCTGGGTGGCGACCGTGATGACCGCATTGGCGCCGATGGTGTTGCTGACGATGGGCAGCACCGCGCCAGCATTGGGCCCGCCTGTGATGTGGATGCTGTAGCCGCGCAGGTCACGCGCCAGGGTCAGGTTGGTGGTCAGCGTGCTGGTGGTGCCCGCTGTCGCCGTGCCAGTAGGGCCGACGCTGACGCTGGTGCCGCAGGCGCCGGCCGCAAAGGCGCCGGCCAACGCGGGCGATGGCAGTTGGGTCCAGCCGTCTTCAGCAGGGTGGTACAGGTAGGCCACGGTCGCGCTGGCGACCAGCATCTGCTGCTGCCGGTAGTGGCGGCTGCTGACCACAAAGGCGGCAGCGGCGGTAGCGACCGGCGAGGGGGTGCAAAACTCCCAGCGCTTCAGGTCCAGAATCTTGCGGTTGCCGTTAGTGGTTGCCATGGTCAGCTTGTGGTGATGTTGCGGCGCGCACTGTCGGCGCCAAGTCGCATCAGCGACGGGATGTGCTCAGTGGCTGCCAAACCGCCGATCTGCGTCTGGTTGGTCAAGGTGGTGACGATGGCCAAGGTCTGGTTGGCCGCCAGCGAGGCGGTGACGGCGCCGGTTTCGACGTTGACCCGCATACGCCCAGCGGTGTCCGGCATGGCCTGGCCGATAGTGCGGGTCAGTGACGCAATCGCCATGCGCATCGCCTCCAGCGCCTCAATCAGCTCGCCATACGCCGCCATCGGCAGCGGGGCGGCGGTGGACACCTGGGTGGCCTCGCCGTCCGCACCATAGGCCTGCTTGACGATCTGGAACTGACGCCCGCCGACGTCGTCGGTCGCAATGACCGCGCCATCACCGGGGAGGGTGACGTCATCGGCCATGGATCAGCCCTCGAGCAGCTTGGCGATCTGCGTCTTGGCTTTGTCGATCTTCGCTTCGAGGGCGGCCAGTTCGCGCTGGGCCTGGTCGCGTGCGACCTCCGCCTCGCGGGCGGCGAGATCGGCGGCGGCGGCCTTCTGTTCCAGGGTGGCCACGGCGGCCTCGTTCTTGGCGAGCAGCTGGGCGGCTTTCTTGGCGGCCTCGGTGCGCAGTTTGGCGGCAGTGTCGCCCGCCTCGGCCTCGGCCTGGGTGGCCTGTGCCTTGGCGCTGTCGACCCGCGCCGCCAGGGCGGCGAGTTCGGCGGCACCGGCCTCGAGGGCGGCGGCGTGCTCGAGTTTGAGTTTGGCCAGGGCGGCGTGCAGTTCCTTCTCGTTCTGCTCGAGGCCTTCGAGGTAGACCGCGGCCTGCTCGGCGTGCTCAAAGGCCTTGAACACGCGCAAGCCCTTGCGCAATTCGGTCAATGCTTCCTGTGTCTTCATGGATCAGCCCCGAACAAAAAGGATGGCGGTGATCGCCGTGGTGCCATCGCCGCCGGTGACGACGGGCCGCACAAAGCGGGTGGCCTCGGTGACCGCCTCGATCGAGGCGCTGGTCTTGGTGATCGCGTTGCCCTGCAGGTCGGTCAGTACCGCGTAGTTGACGCCGTCGTTGGAGCCCTGCAGCGCCACGGTGCCGCCGCTGCCGAACACGCCCGCGAACTGGATGCTGCGGTCGGTGAAGGCGCCGTACTCAACGGCGGCGCCCTCGTCCCCGTTGGCCAAGGCGGCCCAGGTGAAGGCGGCGCTGTCGCCGGGGAAGGAGGCGTCGATCGGCCGTCGGCCGGCCACGGTGGGGGCAATGGTGGGCATCTGGGTCCCTTTCAGGCGATCGAGTTTTCGTGCACGTCGTTGAAGCTCTTGGCGTCATCGCGGTGCAGTTGTGAGAGGGCCCTGGGCTCGCTCTTGGCGGGCTTGACCTTGGTGGCTTTGGCCTCGATCGAGGCCACGGGCGTGAACCACGAGCCCGACGATCCTTGTGGGATGTCGAGCTCGTCGCCCACGCGCACGCGGCGCCCATCGAAAAACGCTGGCTTGATGGCAACGATTTTCATGGGCTACCGATCACAGCTGCCAGGGAGCGTCGAACGACTTCTGAGTCACGATGTTCGGAGTCAGGAAGGCGTTGACCTTGCCGCTGGTGGTCGTGGTCGTGGCGGTCGTGCACAGGATGCCGAGGTAGCGCTCGTACTGACCCGCGGGCAGGGAGACCTGCATCAGGGTCTTACCAGCGGCCAAGGCAGCCTGGACGCCCGTGGCACCGGTGACCAGCGCGCCGGTCATCGAGTGCAACGTGCAGTTGGCCACCACCCCGGCGCCCAGTGTCGCCAGGGAGTCCGACACCAGGAAGAACTGCACCGTACCAGCAGCGCTGGCGGTGAAGATTTCCGTGTCGACACTGATGACCGCGTAGACGTTGTCGACGTAGTTGACACCGTCGGTGCCGAGGTCAATCACGTCACCGATCAGGGCGGTGCCGGCGGCAGCCGCCACCGTGACGGCGTCGGCAAATTCGTTTCGTTCGTCGAGAATCATGGGAAGGTCCTTTCAGTGTGCAGGGGTTAGACCACGCGGGTTTCGGTGTTGAGCAGCGCGTCGGTGCGACGGACAGGGATGTCGTCGAACGTCATCACGCGTTTGCCTTCCACGGTTTCCCAGGTCAGGTTGCTGGAGATTTTCTCCAAGATGCCCAAGCGCAGCTTCTCGCGCAGGCCGCGGTTCAGGTAGAAGCAGGCACGACCCTTGCCCAACGCCGGGATGCGCTCGCTCGCCTGGATCATCCAGGTGATCAAGTTCTTGGTGTTGGCGAGCGTGTTGAGCTCACTGATGTCGATGTTCGCCACCCGCACGAAGTAGCGCCAGTCGCGGATCGACAGACCCGTGTCCATGCGGTAGTGGGTGCGGTAGCCTTCCATCCGGCCGCCGGCGCCGTCGACGTTCTCGATGGTCACCTGGCCCTTGTCGGTCATCTGCAGGCCGCCCTGGCTGCCCTTCGGGTAGATGCCGAAGCCGGTCTGCGGACCCCACACGCACAGCCAGATCGAGGTCAGATCACCACCGGAGCCCGAGAAGGCGTCGATGATGTTGTCCGAGTTCTGGGCGGAGAGCGAGTTGTAGCGCGGAGCGAGGCCGGTGAAGGCTTCTGGCTCGCTGCCCTCGTTGCCGTAGAACAGCGTCTGGGCGTGCTCCTGGGCCATGCCCTCGATGTGGGCAGCGTCCTCGGAGAGGCGGAAGGCGGCGGTGTTGCCGTTCAGATCAGCCAGCGCCTTGTCGACCTCGGCGTAGGCTTCCAACATACCGCACGAGTCGGTGACCTGTGCGGTCGTAGACTTGCCGGGCTGCACGCCGCCGTAGAGCTTGCGCCAGGTCGGGGTGGGCAGACCGGTGCGGACGGTCGTCTTGTGACCGGTGGCGAGGTTGCCCTCGACGAAGGTCATGTCCTGCAGGACTTCGTTCTGAGCCGCCAGCAGTTCGACGATGGAGTCGATCTTGCCGTTGGGGTCCAGACGCTTGGAGACGTCCAGCAGGGTGGGGTTGTTGCTTGCGAGGGTTGCCATGGTTAACCTTTCAGTTCAAGTTGGGGAACATCTTCTTGGCCATATCGGTCTCGGGTCCTTTCGGGCTCCCAGACACAAAACGGTCGCCACTGATGGCCATGCCGGCTTTGTAGAAGGCCTTGATCACGGCAGGGTGGTTGCCGAATCCCGTCGCGTTCAGTACGTCCTTGAGTTCGGGCGTGCCAAACGTGTCGATCGCCTTCCGCGCAACGGCCAGGTTCTCTGCGAGTTTGTCGCCGCCGATTTCTTTGTCGGCCTTGACGCTCTCGACCCAGGACTCCACCAGCTGGAGGTGCGCTTCGGCCTGACGCTGGGCCATCTTGGCACCCACGTCGGCGACCTTCTGCGCGTCCGCCTGGTTGAGCTTGAGCTCCTTGGCAATCGCGGTGAACTCATCCGCTGCGGTCTTATCGAGCGCAACGCCTTCAGGCATCGTGAACTCGTAGCTGTCGGGCACGGCGGCCACGGGGGCCTGGGTGTCCGGTGCTGGCGCGTCCGTCGTTGCCGTCGTGGGGTCCACGGCAGTCACATCAGTTGTCTTCGGTTCCCCAGCGTCGGTGGTCGTTGTGCTGGCTTCCGCAGTCGTATCAATCATCTTTGCCCTGGTATTCTTTCAAGAGCTTGAAGTACCCCTCGGGGGCGGCTTGCAGCACTTCTGCCGTGAGGAACAGGCCGAGGTGTCGTCGCCCTTCGTTGAAGGCCATAACGCTGCCGCTATGGTTGAACGAGGTGCGGTTAACTCCAGCCTCCTCCAGCAGTCGACACACAATCCGTCGTCCTTGGGGGTGGGCCATCAGCCACTTGAGGTCCTCCAGTTCCTTGCGCCGCGTCTCGCGTGCCCCCAGCTCTTCGCTTTCGGCATCGCGTTCTTGGCTCTTCAGGTCGGTCGGGTCTCGCATGGTTGACTTAGGCGGCATCGTAGGGGGTGCTCAGGCGATCACGGACACGCTCAGGCCATGCCTGGGTAGAGCACCGCGGCCATGCCGCCCTCTTTAATCTCGTGGGTGAGTTCGAGTTCTGCGAGCTCGAGTTCCACCGAGCCGTCGGGCGCCACACTCAGCACGGTGGCGTCGGCCTCCAGGCAGAACTCGGTGCCGGCGGGCGGTGGGCTCACATAGCCGAGCGCCTGCAGGGTGGCCGCATCCAGGCGGATGCGGGGTTGGGGCGCCTCGGGCACCTCCGGGTACAGCATGGATGGCATCTCAGACTCCAGTCATGGCGGGACTCGGGGTCCCGTAGCCCATCAGGCCGTTCATCACGTCCTGCACGCCCTGCACGTTCACATCGCCCGCGGTCTTGGCGCTCTCCACCAGCTGCGGCATGGCGGCGGCGGTCTGCGCGGCCTGGGCCGCCTGCGCCCGCTGCGCCCTGATCTGTGCCACCACGTTGTCGGGCACCACGATCTTGGGGTTGACCCCGTACATGTCGCCGTAGTCGTCGACCACCTGGTCGAAGTCGATCTTGTCGAGCACCTCGGGCTTGAGCGCCGCCAGGTTGCCAACGGTGCCGAGCAGGCGGTCCACGCCCTGGGCGGCCACGGCACGCTGCGCCTGCGCCAGCACGCTGATGAACTCGACCTTGAGGTCAGTGCCCTCGAGCTCACGCGGCGGGGGTGGCAGGATGCCGGCCTGGTTCGCGTAGTCGAACGCGATGTCGATCATCGGGCTCAAGAGTTCGTTCTGCAGTCGCTCGAGCACGGGGCCGAGCATGAGCAGCTTCTCCTCGTGGCGCTCGGCGACCTCGGTGGCGGTGATGCCGGAGCGGGTGTCGTTCGCCAGCATCATGAACAGGTCGGCGTAGTAGCTCGAGCGGATGCGGTCGCGCACGTCCTGGATGTCGACCATCAGGTGCTGCAGGTTCAGGTTCACCTCGAACGCGCTGCGCACCACCTGGTTGCTGCCCTGGCTGTCGACGTAGAACACCCCGCCAGGCAGGCGGGCCTTGGCGGCCTCGCGGTACTTGGTGGGCACCGTGAGCGGGGGGTTGACCTGGTAGTCGATCGCCTGCCCCTTGCGCAGCTGCTGGTGCTGCAGCTGCTTGACATCCCCTAAGCACTCCATGCCGGGGCTGGTGCCGTAGATGTCGTTGCCGGTCACCACCCAGCGGGGGGTGAGTGCGGGGAACGCGTCAAAGCCTGACTCGCTCAGGAACACGTCGAAGTTCTCGCGCCCGGGCTCCATGTAGCAGGAGGCAAAGCGCTTGTTCTTGCCGTCCATCTTGGTGTAGTCGCGCTCGCGGCGGGGCTCGATCATGTGCACCACGTCCACCCAGCCGTCGAGCTGGCGGCGGTTGTAGAGGTTCTTGACCGTGTCGCTGCAGTTCTCCAGCCCGAACTGATCGACCAGCTGGCCGACCGTCATCTGGAACTCGCGGCAGAGGGTGTCGACGATCCCCTTCTGGTTGGTGCCGAGGGCGTACTCGCCCACCGTCAGGGGGTAGTGGTGCAGCACGCTGTCGAAGTCGGGCAGCACGATGGTGGCGGCGGTGCCGAAGAGGCCGAGCTCCTCGTAGAGCGTGTGCAGGGCGCGGTAGGTGTTGGAGCCTGCGAAGATCGCCCGCAGCAGCACGGCGGTGTCGTGCAGCCAGGACTTGACGGCGCCCGCCTCCATGAGGTCCCTGTCCTGTATCTCGAGCCGGAACCAGGGGCGAGCGGGGCTCGTCATCCCCGACATCATGCCGGCGGCCAGGGTGCGGGAGCCGAACACGGCCGCGTTGTCGAGGATGTTGTTGGCGCGCTTGTCGCCCCGGTTGCGATCCGTGACGAAGAACCGACCCGCACGCGGCTGCTGGTAGTCGCTGATGTCGCGCCAGTGGTTGACCCAGCTCGAGCGCTCGCTCCACAGCGCCGCCTTGCGGGCGAGGATGCGCTGCCGCTTGTTGATCGGTTCGTCCATTACCCGCCCAGCAGGCTGGTCTTGCCGGTCATGGCAGGCATCACCCCCATCGGGCCGGTCAGCAGCGAGCCCCCACCCATGGCGGAGGTGTTGCGGTTGCGCTTCATGCCGGCGCTGACCGCCATCGAGTCAGGCTGCTTGATGGCCTGGGGCGGTGGGGGCGGCGGTGGGATCCC